GGAGCCAGCTGTCAATACAGTCTGTGCCATGGGGCGTGTGGCCAGACCAATCTGTCGGCCTAGCGTGTCTGGCGCCTGAGTTGATGCAATCTTTTTTAATTCAGCTGGCGCAGTGGAATTGATAAAGGTAGCAATTTGCTCATCACTTGCGGCATCTGGGAATTCAATTGTCCCAATGCCTTCGATGTTGATTTTTTTCATACTGCCTCACTCAAATTCAAATCGACCATTACGAAACACCATTTTTCTTTCAGCAGTTGGTGCTGATGGACCGCCTGCTGGCGTTACCACTGGGGTGTAAGCCTCATAAGCCTTGCCAGCTGATTTTTGCATTGCCAATGTTGCTACACGCCTTGCTTCAGCCTTCTGAGTCAACTTCTCTGCGCTGTCGCCCACTTGTGGAAAATAAGTCGCATATTCTTGGGCCATCTCATCTTTGCCAATGGCAGCACCGGATTCCTTGCGCAGCTTGGCGCGAATCCAATCTTGCGCAGCCTGATCATACTTCTGGGTGTCAACACCTTGGCCACTTCGCGCCATTGCACCACCCACCAAGGGGATGGCCTCAAGAGTGCGAGTTCCCCATCCTGGCTGAGAGCCAGCAGGCAAACTGTTAATGACGCTGTTTGACAGCTCCATGCGCTGGGCAAAGCCGGCAGCATTTGCTTGGGCTTCTGTTGGTTGACCGCCAGAAACGCCTTTGATTTGTTGGCCGCCAGCGCCCACAATAGGGATTGTTGTGCCGCCAGGCGCTTTGGGGACATAGACAAAACCTTCTGGTGTTTCCACTCGGTCATAGCCACCACGGGCAAATTCTTGTTGACGCAAGCCGAGATTTGCTCTTGAAATTCCAAGGTTTGCAATATCTGTCGGCGTCATTGTCTGGGCGTATGTTTCACCACCCTTCAATGCTGCCTTGTTGATGGCCACAGTCTGGCCACCAAAGTTTTGCAAAACGACATCGCGCTTTGGACCATAGCCCTGCATGGTCTTGACAGTGCCGTCTTTGTACTGCTGGACCAATATGGGATTGCCCTTGGTGTCAGTCACCTCAAATGGCTGGCCAGTTATTTCAGCTCTTGGGTTTAATCTGTCAGCCATCTCTTGATAGCGCTTGGCGTCTTCAGACTTGCCTTGGGCAGCGTAAATATCTGCAATTTGCAAATACTGATTGGCCTTGGCTTCAGAGGCGCTTGGCTGTGGAATGTTTGAAGCCAGTTCAGCACGGGCCACAGTTGGGCCAACTTGCATGCCAGGAGCCGCCAAAGCCTGCTGCTCTGGCGTCAATGGTGTTTGGCCAGTCTTGCCACTCAAGACACCAGCGACTTTATTTTGCAAATCTTGGGCTGCTTTGGCTTCCTTTAGCTTTTGCTCTAAAAGAATATCTTGCAATGAGCCAGCTCTTGCCTGCTGATAACCCTGCTGGCCAGCCATTAACGCCGACCCAAGCGCTTGGCCCATGCTGATGGGGGTTGCGCTTCGGCCACTGGCTTGAAGCAGTGCAGCAGCTGCTGACATCGCAGCATTGCGGCCCAAGAGCTTGCGCTGCTCATCTGAAAGTAACGCATCAAGACCTGATGGTGTGCCGCCCATGCTGCCACCAAACAGCCCACCTAAATTACTGAAATCAAATCCATTAGCCATATTGCCACCTTATTCCAATAAACCTTTGAGGCGTGTTTTAACCACATCGCCTCTGCTCATCATATTCGTTGATCCTGTGCTTGGTGCAAGCAAAGAGGCTGCACGCATGGCGGCTCTTTCCTGACCAGGCTTGATGGCCAGCTCTGCCACCGGTGTCCCGCTTCTATCCATGGCCACCGCCACATTGTCAAACCCCTTGGACTGGTCATGCGCATAGCCAAACAAAGCCATGCCAACATCACTCTCAGAGCCTTGGTCAATGACCTTGACCTTTGCTGGGTCGCTAGTGATCACAATGCCCCTGCTGGTCCTTGCCACTGTCAACCCGTCAGGGATGCGTGAGGGCATAGGAGAGCCAGGGGTGATCAGGATGGTGTCACGCTTGCTTGAGGGATCAAGCAAAGCCATGAGCTGCGCATCAGCGTAGCGTTGTGGCTCTGGCGTTGGGTTGTTGCGCATGTTAGATTATTCCAAGCAATGCACCAATGCCTGCGCCAGCTCCAGCGCTGATTGCGCCACCAGTCAGGCCAGCCAATTGAGAGCCAGCCAATGCACCGCCAAGCAGACCAGCGCCCACATTCTGGGTGTACGGGGTCTGTGTGGACATACCAAGGTTTGCAGGCTGCGCACTCAATGCGGACTGGGCCACACCAAGTTTTTGCAATCCAATGTTTCTGGCCGCATCCATTCGTTGCTGCTCTTGAGCTTGACGCGCAGAGCCAGCGCCCATGACAGCTTGAGCGCCGCCAAGACGCAATGCCTGCTGCTGCGCTGCCAAGTTGCCAAGCTGACTGGCCGCACCAGTACGCAATTGCGCACCTTGTAAGCCAGCCTGCTGATTGGCCACATCTGCCGCTGATCTGCGTGCAATGTCAGCCTGCTGCATGGCCATGGCTTGGTTGAATGCCTGCTCGTTCAGTTGAGTGCCAAGAGTTCCGGCCTGCTTGGCAAAGCCTGCATTGGTCAAAGACTCGGCCACAGCTTGGCGCGATCCACCAAAAGCACGGGCAGCATTTGCACGCTCACCAGTTTGCTGGATAGCTGCTTGGCGTGAAGACTCCAAATCGGCCAATGCGTTTTTGCGCACAAGCTCCGTGTATGGATTCATGTAGCTGCCAATGGAGCCTGGCCCACCCATACTCAGATTTGTTTGCTGCGCTGCGATCTGGTTGGGTTGGTAGACGCCACCAGCTGCTGCCATTTGTGCGGCCAAGTCCGTGCCAGTAATGCCTGGGCCAGCAAGGCCAGTGTTGACCAAAGCCTCCTCGCCTGCCTGATACATCGGGTTATATCCAGCAAACTGCTGGACCGGCAAAGCATTAGCGACCCCTTGGGCCTGCTGAAAGTTTGTTAAGAATGCTCTCTTGACATCTGGGTCGATAGAGCTTGTCGATGTTTGACTTCCGCCTTTAGACATTTTGATTCCTTTAATCTAAAAGAGATTTGATTTTCTTTGTAGGCACTTTGCCTTCATTGATCATGTCCAAAAGGCCACGGCCATATTTTTTGACTGATGATTTTCTGATGACATATTCGCCAAGGTCAAGGTATCCAGTGCCGTCATCGGGGCCAGGAGGGTTTCGGCCACCCACGCGATCAATCAGGCCACCCATGGCCCAACCGCCACCGCCGCCGTCACCACCACCACCGCCGTCACCACCGCCGCCGCCGCTATCAGAGCCGCCACCGCTATCAGAGCCGCCACCGCTATCAGAGCCGCCACCGCTATCAGAGCCGCTATCAGAGCCGCCACCGGACCCTGGGCCGTCACCACCTTCGCCGCCCATGCCGCCAGTGCCGGTAGCACCATCGGAGTCGCTGTTGTTGCCGCCGCTGTAGCCACCGCCATCTGCGCCATATCCAGCCGCATCGCCGTATCCACCGCTAAGGTCTCCAGCGCCAACGCCACCGACACCAAAGCCACCGCCATAAGCCGCGTCAACAGCAGCCGCATCATTACGCTCGGATGCCAAGCCGCTTAGTGCGTCAGTTAATGCAGCATCATTACGCTCAGACGCGTATGCAGGGTTAATGCCATACGCAATCGCATTTTGCTCGGCGACAAAGTTGGGGTTGAAGTAAGACTGCAAAGCCCCAAAGCCAGTGTAGCCAAATCCCTTTTGGCCCATTTGCGTCATTGCGGCCATTGTTGGATTGTCTGCGTAGAACCCTGCTTTGTCAGCATTGCTCATGCTGTCCCATCCGCTTGAGCCGCCGCCCCCGCCGCCACCGCTGTCACCGCCGCCACCGCCGCCACCGCCGCTATAGCCTTGGTAGTTGTCTAACACAGCTTGATTCAGTGATGAGCCGCCAGTTGTGTTGTATCCGCCGTCAGCAGTGGCTGGACCAAGCAGCCCACCATAAGGACTTGGCGCGTAGTTTTGGGAATTCATTCTGGCCATGATCTGCTGGTATGGTGAACCATCACCAGAGACAACATAGGGGTTGTATTGGGCGTTTGCTGGAATTGCTTGGTAATTGGCAAAATTCTGAGCAAAGCCTGGCACAGCCATCTGAATCGGCGCTTGCGTGTTACCAAGACCGAGTGATTGCAAATATGCAAGCAGTTCTTCGTTTTGTGTGGCCATATCTATACCCTTAAAGTTCCTTTGCAAGGACAGCCCACTTAGGACTGTATCCTTCGCCTTTCAAAAATGTCTCTGACCAGCCCCTGCGGCCTGCCAAAGTCACCCTGGTGCAGCCAATTGATTTGCCCCAGGATTCGATCATTGGTCTCATCCGTGAGAGTTCATCTAGGTCGCCACCAGCCAGAAAATAATGCAAATTCTTTAGCCTGGGATAGACAATGATCTCTGTCAATACCACCGAGTCTTTGGCTGGCCACAGCTGCAATCTGTTTTGCTCAACCATCTCAGCGACATCGTCAAAATTATGTGTGCCTCCGCTGTATTCTAATGCCGCCTCCACATGGTGGCGCAGTCTTTCCAAATGTTCTTGGTCGCTCATCGTTTACCGCTGGCCACAGCCTCAAGCCTCATCACCCCAATGCGCCAGTCGGCCAGCACCGCCCCAGTCACCTTGACATTGACTTGCCGTCCAGAAAACCTGACAGAAGTTGGGTTGGCTGCCGTATATGGCCCAAATGTGGATTGCTCCCCTGTGGGGTAGTTTCTGGTCTTGAATGAAACCACCGCCTCACCCAAGGTCTGCTCGTCCGGAATGACTTGGCGCACCGACATGATGTTGTCGCCATTGCCAATCTGCACTGGGCCAGACTCAGCATAGACGCTGGCGCTGTCATAAGCAAAGCCAACTTCATGCTCATATATGTAGCCGTCAGATGAGACCATCAAGGGATTGATAAACACACCGGCATCAGTGCCAGCAGTTCTACTCAATGTGCCAATGTTCCAGTGCTGCTCCCTGTAATTGTAGGTAACATAAGAATCATTCTCATTACTTTGGCTGCTTGGGTAATACCACCAGATTTCACCAAATCTGCTGTTGTGGACAGCATAGATTTTTGTTGCCTGATTAGAGTTCATGTTGTTGAAGACATAGTCCGACACATCGCTTGGCAGTGGCTTGACATAGCCGTCATACATCCAAAAGCCAGACTTGCTCATCCAAATGGCTGCCGTATCAATGGCCGCCACAGACTGGGCAGATATCAGGCCGCAGCCGCTTCCAGCCTTCTCAAAGCCATAGACAAATGGGGCGCCAACATACTGGGCCGTATGCACATCTGTATCTGTAAACAGTAGGTTGACACCCTTGACCCGCTTGCCAGCAAGCAAAGTCCCTGTCGTGGCCAGCTCATAGTCGCCTGCCTGATTGTCACCAGCTGGGGTCCAGACAGTGTTGTTCTCTTGGTCTGACCACTGGACTTTCCTTGGGTTGCCACCGGCGCCAAGGGCAAACAAGATGCGCTCGGAAGTGACAAGCACCGCCTTGTTATTCGTTGGCGCATTGGTAATGGCTGCCGCCAGTGTGGGCGTGGAAAACCCAAGCTGCCACTCATAAATCTTGCCGTCATGGCTGGAACATGCCACCAAATACTCACCCCATGTGTCCATGGACCATGTCGTGGCCGGTGTAATTGTTCCGCTGTCTTGTCGTTCAGTACCATAGGCCAATGTGCCGTAGTTGCTGTATCCGTAGCCAGTGCCAACATAGGCGTCAGCATTGCCAGCCGAAAAGCCTGTGGGGGTAATTTCCTTGAGCGTGCCACCGGCATTCATCACATACAGTTTTGAATGCGTGCCTGCGCCAATCCATCGGTCAGCGCTGTTGTCGCGCCAAGTCAAAAGACCTCGGCATAAGCCTGTCAGTTGGCTTGAAGAGCGTTTTCTCCAGCCACCCATGGGGCGCAAAGTGTTCTCAAACCATCGCACCAAATTCGCATCAAACCAGCGCCCTGCTGACTGATACTCAGTGCCGTTTCTGTAAATGCCTGGTGGTAATTTGAGTGGGATGTACATGATCAGATCGTTGGTAGGTTGGAGACAAAGCTCATTGTTGCAATGGCTGATGGTACTGCTGGCCGTGTGGGGCTGGTGCTTGTCCCAAAATGCTCAATATTTACACCAGTGTTTTCAGTTCTCCACATAATCTCAATGTAATCATTGGCAGCCATTTCAACAAAGAAATTCAATGCGGCAATGATATGGCTTGGGTCGCCAGAGCCTTTTCTTGCTGGTAAGTGAAATCTACTGTTTGAATTGTCAATGTTTGTACCATTCTTGCGAAACCAAATGTCTACATCTTGACCATCGTTTGTGGTGTTTTTCAGTTGAATAGAAAACTGCAAGTTCCAGATTCCGGCATCAGCCACAGTGATTCGAGACCCGCTGGCCATTGTCACACCATTGGAAAAATCTGTGGTGTTGAATGTGACAGCATAGGCCGTGGTGGTGTTGGCAGCCACCTGATCAGTTGAATCTTGAAACGCCCCATAAGGGTTATTCATAAACTTGCCACCCCTTGGCCCAAACAAGGCGCCAAGGACTGATATCAGTTTTCGGAAAAAATTGTTTAAAGCGCTGTTGTTCTCGTTGAAATTGCGGCGCTCATACACCTCTGGCGGGTAACCCAGACTCGGTATTGATGGGACTTCTAATTGTTGCTTGACATTGGCCATGGCTTAATTTTGCCACCTTATGCCATGTCTAAACCAGCGGCCTTGACTTCTGCTACTCGTCTGCCCCAGCCTTTGCCGAATGTGGCCCAAGTTGGCAGATCGTGCAAAAAAGACAAGCGCCTGTCGTTGTAGGTATTGATCAACTCATTGGCGTCCATGGCGGCCACGGCCTGCAAGGTCTTGGGGCCAATGCCACCATCAGGCTCCACGCCCACAGCTGATTGCAGCCACTTGGCAGCCCTGCCTGGGCCAGAGTTGATCGCAGCGTCAAAGACGCAATAATCAACACCGGCAGGCAGATCATCTCCCTTGACCTTGTCCCAGTATTTGGCTTTGTACATTGGACCCACAATCTCAGGCGTCAGGCCACGCATGGTCTTCTCATCGACCTCATGGCCCACCCACTCTTCCCAGACCCGTTTGGTCACGCCAAGGTTGGTCATACCGCCAGGGTCACTTGGGTGATTCACATATCCACCCTCATGGTGCAACACCGCCTTCAAACAAGATTCAAAGTTCTCTTTCATTTTTTCACCCTATCAGCAATTTTTTCCATAGTACGGCCACCGAAGTAAAACGACATCACCAACATGCCCCACTGGCCAAGAAGTTCAACATAAGCCCCACGGGTCTCATATTCAAATATCGATGCAATGGCAAAGCCAGAATAGGCGATCAAAAGGAATACCAAGGTCAGTGGGCGAATGTTCTTAGACATCCAAGAGTCACTGGCCATGTCAGCCTTGACACGCTCTGTCAGGTTGTTTTGCTCAGTCTCATACATCTTGGTCTCATTGGCCATCTTGGCCAGCTCACCATCTTGCGCCATCTTTTGCAATTCCAGCTGCGCCTTGGCTTTGGCCTCTGGGTCTGGAATTAGCTTGTCGATGAGTTTGCCACCGACATTTAAAAGTGCGTCTAGTCCAATCATTTTGGCTCCTTATACAAAAATCTGAAATCGTCTTCTATTCTCAAACATACCAAGCTCAATGGTATTTTGTTTTGCTCTTTTATCGTAGAGTTCTACTTCCATCTCGTGGGTAGCGTTGGCAATCTTATGTGCTTCTAGCGCTTGTTTGTATTCCTCTTGAACACGCTCGACAGCCTTCTCAAAAGCCACTTGCTTTACATCGTATTGCTTTGGCAAAACAAAGGGATACCATTTGTCAACAGTAATCATTTTTTGTCTTCCCTTTCTCTTGCTCTAGCGTAGTAGTAAAGAACCTTTGCCCTCATCTCAGCACTATCAGCCACTCCCGCCCACAATGCTAGATTGTTCCAAAGCACTACCAATTGGTCAGAAGTGCAATTGTCACCATTTGTCGTGATCCATCTGGACAGCTCCATGTGCCGCATGGTTGGCTCGCTGATCCAGCTCAAAGCATAAAAGTCTGACAGCAAGCATTGCTTGGGCTGTGCTGACACTAGCAATCCAATGGAGAACAGTGCCAGCGCTATCCATTTCATTTACTCATCTCAGTGGTGGCCAGATTCAATCTGGTCTTGATCTCTGTCGGGTCCTCTGGGACTTCTTTGAATCCAACAGAGATATAGCCATCAAATTCACCCATTTGTGGTGGGATGCCAGCACGGCAGACATACTTGACGCCTTGCTTCTCTTCCCAGTCTGAATTCTTTCCAGTGACCACCAGCTTGTCGCAGTAAACCTTCT